TTAAGAATTTACTCAGAGTACTTATGAGTGAGATTTGCCATCCTTTGCTACTTATTGAAAAAGAAATAGTTTCATTGAATGGTTCATTATCATCAGGAGTTTATCTAACTTTTATTTTAAATAATATAATGAATTCTATATATATTAGACTAGCCTGGTTAAGTATAGTTAACATGCCTTTAGAAATATCACTGCATGAGTTTGAAGAAAATGTTGTGTTTTTTGCTATGGGTGATGATAATACGTTCACAGTTTCTGATAAATATATAGAAATATTTAATTTTAAAACAATACATCAGTATTTTAAAAGTATTGGTATTAAATATACTAATGCTGCAAAGACTGATGAGATATATGGGCATGTTCCATTTACTGAAGCTACTATTTGTAAAAGAAAGTTTGTTCCTAGTAAAGAACATAATCATATAATGTGTCCAATTGAAAAACCTTCGATTGGAAAAATGGTTACAATGGCATTGTCAGAAGGACCTCTCACTGAGCATCAGAAAATTCGTGAAAGTTGTTCGTCAGCTTGTTACGAATTATTTCAATATGGTAAGATTGAATATAATAAAGGAATTGAAAATTTGAAACAAATGTTAATTGATTCAAATGTTAAGCCTTTAAATTTTCCAACTTACTACGAAATGGCTGTTAAGGTCCTTGAAAAAGAAGAGAATCCATGGGAAAATTCCATTGATAATTCCGATGAGGTTGTAGACCTCATACCAACTTCTACAGACAACCAGTGCGGTGATTCGACTAAAATTCCGGAGAGATGTAACATTCCTCATAATCCGATGAGAACATATGAACGCACTGAGAAAATAACAGTCGCACAGCGGCTATCAAATATTATGGGTATTCAAAATAATAATAAAACATCAACAGAGGATGAAGTAACCTCTTTAAAATTTACTCCGACAGCAGGCGAATCAGATATTCAATCTGATAACCATGAACAAGAAAGAGAAGACCACACAACTAACCTTTCTGAAAATAATAATGAGCACCAAACAGAGCAAACTGTTACTTATATAACTAAAAGTGACATTTATTCGACTTCCATTGAAAATAATGTATCTATGTTTGATACAGGAGTGCCTCCTAATATGCCATTAGGAAAAGCTTTAGAACGTCCTGTTAAAATAGATGAATTTCAGTGGCAAATTGGTGTAAATTCATTAGCAACCATAGATCCTTG